ATGACAGAGCTTGTAAATGTGTTCAACAAGATGTTAGAAAGAGCACTACCACTTGCAACTATCATAGGTGACAAGTTAGGTTTTGCAATTTTCAAACTTACCAAGTTTATTAGAGAGTCAAACTTTGATATGGGTATGTTTATCAAAGGTGCCAAGATAGCGGCGGCGGCACTAGGTGGCGCAGGATTGATTGCAGTTCTAAAAGGTGTTACAAATGGCGTCAAAGCATTAACACTCGCAATGGCAAGAAATCCTATTGGACTGTTGGCAGTAGCGGCCGCAAGTGTTATCACATTCCTAAGTATGGAGAATGGACTAGGTAAGACACTATCACAGATATTTGCTGTAATGAACAAAGTAGGAGAAGTATTCTCCGCAGTAGGAACTTTCTTAAAAGACGTCTTTGCAAAAGTTATTGAAAAACTAACAGGTGTATTTGACAGTTTTGTAAATGGTGTTATTAGAGGCATTAACTCAGTTAGTGAATTTGTAGGCCTTGGTAAAATTATTGAAAGCACAAGTGAAGACATAAGGGTATCAGTAGGCAATACTGCCGTTGAAGCATTCAACGCCGTGTCAGGTGCAATTACAGAAACACTAGACACAGGTCTGGAATATGTAAACAGTCTAGATGTTATAAAAAGAGCACAGGCAGAAGGTGCTGATGTTTTAGAAATGTTGACACAGGCGTATGTTGACGCAGGTGTTAGTTATGATAAAGCAGAACAGGCCGCAAGAGATGAATACAACACAAGAATAAAAGGTATACCTGCTTACAAAGATCAAATCCTTAGACTTGCAGAAATTACAGGTGGCAACAAAGACGTAGCAAGTTCTTTTGACAAGGCGGCAGGTGCAACAAAAGAATTCAAAACAAAATTACAGAACCTAATAAAAAGTTATGATGAATATAGATTTACAACTGTAGAAATATTCAAAAAACAACAACAAGACAACTTCAAAATATTCAGCGAAGCTCTAGAAAATGAATTGCTTACTCAACAAGAGTTTGATGAATTAAAACTTGCTTCTAACAAAAGATTAAATGAACTAATACAAGAACAAAACGACGCGACAACTGCCAAATTTGAAGAAAACATGTTGAAGCAGATCAATGCAACATTGAATGCCAATGATGCAATCTTAAGTGCGGATCAGAAAAACTTCTTACAGAAAAAAGGTGCTGAAGAACGTCAACAAAAAATAACTGGCGACAGAATAGAATTTGAAAAGAAATCAGAATTAGAAAAAACACAATTTGCAATTGGACAAGCAACTGACATGTTCAACAGTCTAGGACAAATGAACAAACAGGCGTTCCAGGCGGCAAAAGCATTTAACATTGCCAACGCTATTATGAACACTTATATGGGTGCCACAAAAGCATTAGCAACTTATCCACCACCGTTCAACTTTATTGCGGCCGCGGCAGTGGTAGCAAGTGGTTTGGCACAGGTTAGTGCAATTAGAAGTCAACAATACACAGGTAGACAACGTGGTGGTAATCTAACACTAGGCCAAGGCACTATTGTTGGAGAAGATGGGCCAGAACTTATTGTTCCTAAACAACCAAGCACAGTTATTCCAAGAGAAGTAGCTGAAGCAGTTAATGGACTAGGCGGCAGAGGTGATAATGTAAATGTTAACTTTACTATCAATACAGTTGATGCTAGAGGTATGGACGAACTGTTATTAGAACGTCGCGGAACTATAACAGGTATTATTAACCAAGCGATGCAAAGTAAAGGAAGAAGAGGTATAGTGTAATGGCATATATAGGAACGTTTCCAAGTTCACCAGGATTTAACGCTGTTAATTTTAAGATGAACACACAAACAAAAATTACAAGAGCGGCAAGTGGTAGAACTATCAGAGCTACAAATTCAACAACATTATGGAGTGGCACATTAGCGTTTCCTGTTATGAACTTAGGTGAATTTAGACCTATACAAGGATTTATGGCACAGACACAAGGACCTCTAAATGAATTTGATATTGTTATACCAGGTGTAAGTGAATCACAAGCAAAAGACATCACAACAGGCGCCAGTATAGCAGACATTATAAATGGTAGAGTATTTGTAGAAGGAGCTCATAGTGCAGGAGATACAACTATTGCAATCACAACATTCCCTGATAGTGCTTCAACACAATTAGGCGATCAAGTTTTATTGAAAGCAGGAGATGTAGTTCGCTTTGCAAACCATACAAAAGTTTATATGGTAACTACTGATATCAACACTGACTCAGGTGGACTTGCTACACTAAACATCCAACCAGGATTAGTAGAAGCTCTAGCAGATGAAGAAGCAGTAACAACCAACAATGTGCCTTTTAGAATGATGATGTCTGGAGATGTTCAAGAATTTAACTACAGAACTGACAACCTAATTGCATACGAGATAGACGTAGAAGAGACAATTTAATGAGTAGAGGACTTAATGAAAACTTTAATAATCACCTAGCAGGTGATAGTTTTATTTCATACACTCTTATAGAGATTGGTCTTCATGGTGGCACTACCTTAAAATACACAGACGCACCATATGACATCACAGCATACTTTGGCGGAACTTATCTAGCACAAGGTAATTTTTTAGGTTACAGTGAAGCAAGTGAAACAGCTGACTTACAAATTACAAACATAAACCTTATTTTTACAGCACTAGATATCACAAGTGTAAGACAACTATGCAACAGCAATCAAATCAATCAAACTGTTACTATTAGACGTGTTTTTGTAGATCCAGGCGATAGTGCTCTAGGACTTATTACAGATAGTTCAGGCACAATTGACACAATAGATATTTTTGAAGGATCAATTGGTGGATATAGAATTGAAGATGCTGATGACACAGCAACAGTAACAATTGAAGTCAACAGTCAGTTTACAAACTTTGACAGACGTAATGGTAGACGCAGTAGTCTTAAAAACTTTCAAAGAGAACATCCAACAGACTTTGGTATGGAATACTCACATGAAAGTATGTTAGACATAAAATGGGGTAAGAAATGATTAGACCAATTGCACCAGAAGAATTAGAAAAGTTTGTAGATCTTACACTACTACATTCAAAAGACAGTGGTATGGATCATGATGCTATCAATAGAACATATCTTAGAAAGCAACTAAGACAAATGTTGATACAAACAAACTATCAAATATTTGTAGCAGAACAAAATAATCGTTTTGTAGGTTATGCAATTGGTGCCATACACGAAAAATTTTATAACGCTAAACTCTATGGTGAATTGCTGTATATTTTTATTGATCCTAGTGTAAGAAATAAAACATTGTTAGATGATTTATTTGCTAGAATGGAAACATGGTTCTTAGACAACAACTGTCTGTTTATGCAGGCAAGTGTTATGGCATACACAAATGAATGGGCATGCCAAGAACAGTATGTAGACAAAGCTCGTGATTATTTTTTCAAAAGAGGTCAAATGAAAGAAGTTGGATATCATTATATCAAACCACTAGGGAGAGATTCATGGGCGGAGTAGTAAAAGCAATCACAGGTATTGTAAAAGGTATTGTCAAAGCTGTCGTAGGCGTTGTCAAAGCTGTGGTAGACTTTGTTGGTGATGTTGTAGGATTTGTTTTGAATCCAATGGGTGCATTTGACACACCAGATGTAGGAGATCCAGGAGAACAAGCACAAGGCATAGTTATAACAAGACAAGGCACAAACAATCCTATTCCTATTGTATACGGATTTAGACGCACAGGTGGTATAAACATATTTTCAGAAACAAATGGTGAAACCAACAGATATCTTTATGTTGTGTATGCACTATGTGAAGGACCTATACAAGGTGTAGGTAGAATACTAATTAACGACATTGAATTGCCAGGACCAGCAGGCGGTATCTATGCAATCAATGCCTTACACAATGTTGACAGTGGTAGATACAAAGGCAGAGTCAAAATGGAATTCTTCTATGGAGAAGATAACCAAGGACAAAGTAAGTTAGCAAACGAATCAGCAACATGGCCAAAGAAACCAAGAGCATTACCAGGACTTGCTTATGCTGTAATGCGTTTTGAATGG